GCTGTGTAGTTATCTCCACTAGCATCTACAGAACTTCTGCTTATGTTTAACCAACTTGTACCGTCTTGACTAAAAAATATTCCTGTCGATGCACAAGCTACAACACCATCTCCATAAGGTATTACCCCATGAATAGTATCAGCACTACCGCTTACTAAAGCAGCACTACCAGCTCCTAATCTACTAAAACCATTTATACGTCTATAACCACCTTCAATAGAAACTTCAAAGTTACTAAGGTCTGTAGCTACACCGGGAGTTTTAAGTAAGTCAATCTGATTAGAAGCTTTGACTAAACCACCGGCACATGCAACTGTATAAGGTTGTGATGTTGCCATAAATTAAAAGTACTTTCTATCGTCTGTCATAGTACGAGGAGTAGGATTAATCAAATTAGATTTCATGCTCCTCAATGCTTTCTTGTAATCATCCATAGCAAACGCTGCTTGTTGTGGAGATTCTTTAAACTGCCATACATAGTATCTTGTTTTAGCAGTTATAACATTCGTGTATTGTTCTGGGAATACAACTGTATCTCCATGAGCTGAAAGCTTTGTAGGCTTTTCAAACGCATAGAAGTGTACGTTATAAACTTTATCAGGAATTGGACTCAAGCCAAACTTCCTGCCATCTGGTGATTTAATAACTCTGCAAGGCTCACCATAAGCCTGTGAATCTGCATCGTCTATGTTCTCGTTGTCTCTGTAATATCTTTTCCAATCAGCTAAGTTTAAAAACTGTAGTCCTCTTGAGACAAAAGGAGCTGATTCACCACTCACATTAATGGTGGTTAAATAAAAATCATCCCAGTCTATCGAAGCGTAATCGTCTTGAACGCTTGAACTACTAGCTTTTAACTCGTACCACCTAGTACCAGCCACTGTAGCCACTGTCACGTTTCCATAGAATGGGTCAGTTGCACCACTTTCACCTACTGCAAAAAATGGTAACTGTGGTTCTTCATTTGCTATATCGAATATAGACTTGTTGATGGCATCCTTAGTAAACTGCTGAAGTCCTACAGCACTTGAAAAGTTTGCAGAAGTAAGAGGTATCTCGTTGAGTTCTCTTAGTACTTCGTTAGTTAAGTCTAAGTATGTTGTTGCCATTATTAACCTCTAGCTCTTGCTTGTGCTCTTTTACTTAAATCTTTAAAGTGATAAAGTCGTACACTTGTTTTAGTATGAGTTTTGTTAGAATGTAAATGTCCGTTAGGCATTTTATGAGTGTTACCTTTAAACTCAGTACCGTCTCTTTTATAATGTTTTACACCTTTAGCCATGATTAGTTAGGCATACATTTAGGCATACCATCATACTTAGGTTGAGAACCTTCCATAGTCATTCCACCTTTACGATATTTTTTTCTGCCCTTCATACCACCACCGTACATTTTTTCACGTCTAGCTTCAGAATTACCTATATCGCCTTTGTAATCGCCTTTCATTAAACCACTCTTCATTTTCATTTTCATTGTTTCTTTCATAATAATTCCTATAAAAAGTGGAGGAGTCCGGAAACTCCCCCGTTAGACTGTTTCGTCAATACCTTAAAACTGTATATTAACCTGCTTGGGTTGTTGTAATACCGTCTTGGACTTTACATTGTCCATCAAGATACCAGTTAGTGCCATCAGACCATACATGAACAAAATCTCCATGTACTGCCTTGTTAGCTACAAATGAGATTGTATCTGCATCTGTAACAGTTGCTACACTTCCTGCTGCATCTTCCGGAGAAGATACGTTACCCACAATGATATTAGCACTGGATGCTGTAACTACGGTATGTGTACCAGTAGGTTCTGTTGCTCCAATGTAAAACCAGTACTCTAATCCTGCTGCTGGAGTAGGTAGAGTTTGAATCTTAGCTGCTGCTACATTTAAAACGTAACGTGTGCCTGATTCTGCTGCTGTAATTGTATTTGCTGCAGTAATTGACTCTGTGTCTGAAGGTTTTTGGACCTTAGTCGCTAACTCACGAACATCATTTGTTCTTGCTGAGTTTCGACCAGTGTCTCTTATGTTTACTATTGCCATATTATTTACCTCTTGTAAAATTTATGCGTTAAAAAAAAGGAGGAGTCCGAAGACTCCCCCAAGTTGACATTAGTCAATTCCGTAGAAAGCACCTACGATTGCTTCGTCTCTAAGTACTTTCGCACCATAGACATGCAATCCTCTCACAATATCACCGAAAGAACTAGGGTCTCTAAGGACCTCAGTTGATGTTATTGATTGAGCAGTAGCTGTAGATGAAATATGTCCAGCCAAACATTTACCAGCAGCATTAGATGTGCTTGCAATGTTGTTTGATTTGTACATGTTAAATCCACGTAGTTTTCCACTTGATACTAAACCATTTCTGATTGAGCCTTGTCCTGCATTGTAGTCTACAGACAACAATTTAGAACTAGATTGTCCTAGAACTTCATAGAAGTCAGGACTTGCAACAAACCAACGACCTTCTTCAGGTACGTTCTGTTCGTCTAGTAGTCTTGCCATTCTACCCATAAGGTCTAGAGGGTCATGTTCGTTAGAATCAAAACCTATATCTAGATTACCTGTACCGTCAAAAGTTCCAGCAGCTAAATCAGTAGCGTTATCAGAACCTAAAACGTGGTTAGGTGATGAAGCAGACAATCCTGCAAACATAACAGCTAAGACAGCAGCATCATATGAATCTTTCAATGCATATGCAGCAGAGCTTGAAGCTACTTCTTTGAAGTTGACGTGTGACATTTTAGTCTCAATATCATCTACGATGAATTTGAAAGCTTTGGCACTATCAACAACCAAAGTAAGTTCTTGGTCTGTTAGTTTTGTAGCAGTAGTATCGCTACCTCTTGTGTAATCTGACACAGAGATAACGGGTTCTTTGATAATCTTTACAGAGTCTCCGTAAGCAGTAATCTCACCGGCATAGTCGGTGTTAGTAATAGCTTCAATAACAGACGATTTTCTAAAAAAGTTTAAAACCTTTTTAGAGTAAACCGAAGGTAAAAAGAAACTATTAGTTTGTCCACTTACAGAGTTTGCAAAGTTAGCATCGGTATCAGTTCCGGGTTCAAAATATTGAGCCATGTGATATTCTCCTAAGTTTGTAAGTTAATAGTTAATTATTTTGCAATCCTGCCTTGTTGCATAGCTTCACTTATTTCAGCTTCGTGCTTATCAAATTCAGCCATAGACATACTTGCAATTTCCCTTTCAGTCCAAACTTTCTCTTGCTTTGGCTCTACACTAGTTGTTTTAGTGGAAACCATATCAGCAGCAGATTTCTTGGACTGTTTAGAATTTGACTTCTTCGGTGCAACATCCATACCAATATCTTTCTTAAATAAATCTAAAGCTCTTGAAGCTAGGTCAGCATCGTCAGCATTGTTGTATATCCAATCTTGGATAGACTTTGGCTGCTCTTTAGCCCAACCATGAAAATCATCGCTGTTGCGAATATCTTCAAAATCAGGATGCTTATCCATCAATCGCTTTTCAGCATCTTTACGAATTAGTTCTTGCTCACGAGCTTGTAGTTTTTCTAGCTTTTCTTTTAAGTCTTTAGATTTCTCTTCAGCCTGTAAATGAGAAACAGTTTCTACAACTTCGTAGACATCAGGATACTCTTCTTTAAACTTTTCAAGTTCTTCTGGAGATTTAGGAGCTATGTAGTCTTGTCTATTTTTAGTAGCTTCGTCTAATAGTTCTTGTTCTCTAGACTTAAATTCATTTAACTTAGAGTCATAATGCTTTTTCAAGTCGTCATAGCGTTTTTTGTAGTCTGGTCGCTTGTAAGGTTCGTCCTTTGGAGTCTCCTCTTTAGCTACCTGTTCTACAGGTTCTTCTATGTCAGCTTCCTTTTTTGCTTTGGGTTTTTCGAAAAAAACTCCGTCTGCATCTTGGAAACCTATTTCGTCTTCAGTATGCCATGGTTTATTCATGTTGTAAGGATTGGCATTTTCCTCTTGTACTTCTGTAGTCATATTCTTCTCCTACGGGGGCTTCGTTCACAAGGTAGCTCTATGTCGACTAGAGGGCTTGTATGTAAAGGTAGCCTTTCGGTTTATAAAATGATAGGGTGCTTATGACATAAGGTAGCCCTACCGTTAAGTTTGTTTAGCTTTGGACGTGTCTTCCAGTTCGGTTGTCAAGCATCATTTTAGATTTAATACTTTTAGATATCTCATCTTCATCTAATAATCCTTTACCACCATTATCTACAGTAGTTTTCACTACTCTAATATCCTGTTTAGATGTAGGTTTTTCAACCGGCATTTCAACAGTATCTTCTTCTTCGGGTTCTCCACCTTCAGCTAAACCTTGTCTTTCATCTGCTTTCATTTCTGCATCTTTCATCATCGCCATTAAATTGTCAGCTCCGATTTCTTCTACAGATTTAGCAGTAAAGACAAACTCTCCATCAGATAACCTTGCGGGTATACTGTCAGAGACTCCTGAGCCTGGACCTTCAACAGGGCCAGAACCAGCAAATTCTTGTGCAACGTCTATGACTTTATCGAATATTTCGCTAAGTCTGTCGTTGCCTTGTAACGCATCCATTAGAAAATCTTCTTCTTCATTATCTAATGCTTCGTCTAATATAAAATCTAAATATTCATCTTCCATCTCATCGTCTGGAAGCATGTCCTCTTCAGGTTCATCCATCATTGGATTGTCCATCATAGGTTCTTCACCCATTGACCCACCTTCGGCTTTAAGCATACGTGCAACAACTTCGGGAGCTTCTTTTGCTAAAGCTTTTAATCCTTCATTAGGCATTTCTACTTTCGTGCCATCTTTATATTTAATTCTTGTTATGTTGTCGTCTTGTAATAAACTCATATTTCTTGTTTCCGATTAAGTGCTTCTTTAACTTGCTCCGGCAACTGCTCTAGGCGTACCAGAGAATTCACCTTCCCCTGGAGTCGGAACATTTCCGATTCCGATGTTGCCACCACCAGTGCCTGTAACTCCAAGGTCTTGAGGTTGTCCAGGTGTTCCAGGAAGGCTTCCCATATTATTTGGTTGCCCACCAATGCCTTGAGTTTCAGGGCTAGTTGTTTGTCCAGCATTTTGCATACCTATAATTTGTGCCATAATTGCAGCTTCTTCAGGGTCGTTGAGTATTTCATCGGGGTCTAAATCTAAGCTGTAGGCAAGTTCACTAACAAGTTTAGAAATCTTAACAAATGGAGCAATAGCAGGATTTTGTGCAGTTTGTAAGAAAGTAGTAAGTCTTTGACTTCGTACTTCTTTCTGCATCAAGCTATTAGTTCCAGTTGCTCGAACTTCTAAATCACCATTAACATCTAGACCACCTTCAAAGAACTGCATGTTCCATTGGAAGAAAGCTTCTCCTAGAGGTCTTAATAAAAAGTCGTCAAGGTTTTTAACAACTGTTTTAACATTTAAACTTGATGCACCTAATAACATAGACATACCCGAAGCAGTCCTTGTCATACTTTGTACACCTGTTTGTCCGTGTGAGTAACTAGGTATTCCTGTTTGTTCGTCTGCAAGTTGTCTAAACTTATCAAACATCATCATGTTTTCTGGTGCAGTGTTAGGAAACTTTAAACCATGTATAGCTTGTCCAGGCATACCAGCTTGTCTTCTAAATATCTTACCCGGATATATTTCCATAGACTGTCCACCAACTAAAGCAGACTCATCTACATCAAACACCAAAGACCCAGCCATTGCTAGGTTATCTACAGCCATTCTTGCATGACCGTTCATAATCTGTTGAGAATCATCCATGTTCTCAGCTACACCAATACCAAAGAAATTATATGGGTTTCTTTCGTATGGGAAAGCGTGGTAAGGTATTCTATAAGGAGTAAATGGATTAACTACTGCTCTTAATAAACTGTTACCACATATCCAAGCATTAACTTGGACTTCATCTAAATCATCAATATCGTCTGCAAGTTCTATACCGACTTCACGTGCATATTCTGCATCCATGATTCCCCAGTATTCAAGAACTTCAAAGTTTGTTTGATAGTCTTCATCAGCTCTTGCATCATCTTTTAAATGTGACTCAAAGCTTTTCTCTTCATAGTTAGCACCCATCTGTAAACAATTACGAATAGCATCCTCATCAAAGTAAGGCATGTTACGTAGCTGTCTAAGTTGAGATTTGTTTAGTTTGTGTCTGTGGATAACATATTCACACTCTTCAATACTAGTAGCTGCAGGGTCTGGATAAAAATCCCAACAACTAACAAACTCAATTCGTGGAACTCTAACCTCTAATGGGTTGTAGGTTCTTTCACCGTCTTCATCTGTGTCCCACTTATGAAGTTTTTTGTTAAAGTTAAATGGTCCTTTTACAATCCCTGTGCCTAGCAAAGAAGATTCTAAAAGAGCATTTCTAATTTCTGATGAACCCTTTGATTCATCTATTTGGTCATGTATAAGTTTTTCCATTCTCCTTGCAGCTCGTTGTGCAGGAGAAAGTTCTAAATTAGTAGGTATAGGACTAAAGCCTTCAACTAATTGGTCTTCTACATTACTTTCAAGTGAATCAGAAAAAATACCTTTATTAAAAGTTGCTCCAGGTTTAAGAACTTTACCATCACCTTCATAGCCTACTTCGTATGGATTATCCATTCTGTTACCAATATCATCTGGTAACTCACCTCCACCCATAGTACTTTCAATACCTGGTGCTCCTGTTTGAGCATCTAAATGAGCATTAGCTAGTTCTCCTTCTGGAAGTTTTGTTTCTGATATTCCAATAGGAAATTTACCTGTACCAAAGATTACATCAACAAGTTGACCAAAAGCAGCAAGTACTTTTGTTTTAGTAATCTTTACAAAGATACGAGACTTTTCTGAGTCTCTAAACTTAACAGACTTGTTGTAAAGTCCTCTGTAGTTTTCGTATGCTCGTAACCAACGTGATTCATCTGAACGTCTTGCATCTTCAGATATTTGAAATCTACCTTTGATAATACCAACAAGATTACTTCGTTGTTCTATTTCAAGAGCAAGAGTTTTACCCGCTTCACCTTCCACTTCTTCATAAAGATTATTAGCGTTTAAAAATGTATTCTCGTTGTCTGCCATAAAACTTTAATATCCAAATGTTGAATCAGAAGGTTGATGTATTTCTCGTTTCAATCCTCTCATTCTTTCTAGTGGGCTTTCCATTCTTGGTCGGCTCATTATCATATAACGCAATGCATCATATGCGTGGTCAGATGCATGTGTATCTACATCTTCTGGATTCGTTTTAGAGAGTGGTATACTTTGTAGTTCTCGTATTAGATTAGGGCAAGTATTAAATATTTGCAGCTTTGGTCTACCATTCTCACGAACCTTTAGAAACTCGTGTATTTGGATTTTGCCTTGTACTCTATTCTTATCTGCACGTCTAAGTTTATGACCTGCTCTAATTAAGGCTTCTCCAACAGTAGGACCAGTAGTACCTGTTCTAGCCCATGCTGCTGTATCTAATACACCTGAGACCGAAAAAGGGTCTTCAAGTTCCATACTTGTTATTATACCACCTAATTCTTCACCTGTCAAGCCTTTTCTGTATAATTCTCTATAAATTATTAAAGTTCCATCATTTATATCAATAGTTCCCCATAAACAACAGCTTTCTGAAGCATAACCATAGTCAATACCTTTTACTCTTTCCCAAGGTAAAGGTATTTGAAAAGGAGTAATAATGTGTACTTGTGGACTAAACTCTACAAATGCAGCCCCTTCTGCTACATCCCAATTACCTTCAAGCAATTGCCTACGTTGAATTGGTGGTAAAGATTTAAGCATCTGCTCATAAACACCATCCTCTGCAAGATAGGGATTATCAGCTAACTTAGCAGGAATAAACTTACGTGTTAAACCATCAGTGCCTTGAAAGCTTGTGTTGTGTTCTGCAGGTTCTATGTATCTTTTCTTTACCCAATGAGAACCGACACCACCAGGGTTGGCAGTACAACGTAAGTAAGTGGTAATAGAGGGGTCAGTAGTACGAAGTCGTGAAGCTAGATAGTTCCAACTAAACTCTGTGGGTAAATGAGTAATCTCATCAAACCCTATCCAAGAGTAGGCTTGTCCTTGATATCTGTACACGTCTGCATCTCTTTCAAGGAATCCAAACTCTACCTTCGCACCACTAGGAAAATTCCAAAGCTTTTCAACTTCTCTAAACTTAGCACCGGGAAATGCTTGTGGGTATAACTCACGAGACTTGTCAATCATCTCACGAAGTTCTGGCATAGACCTTCTAAGTATTAAAGCTCTATGTGCTTTTTTATGGCAATACCTTAGTGGGTCAATAATCATAGCATATGATTTACCACCACCAGCAGCTCCACCATAAAGAACATCTTTTTCTCCCGCAGCAAGAAAGTCTGTCTGTGGACCTTCGTTAGCGTGAAAAATAACTTTAGAATTTTTTAAAGTTTCTTGTATAGAAGACGTGGTTGTTTGTAACTCATCTTCTGTAACAACTTTCGATGCTGTTTTTTCTGTAGCTTTTTTAAGAACTTCTTGTTCTGTTTTTAATCTAGTTTCTTTTTCTTTAAGTTTTTTCTTTGCTTGAGCAAGTTCTTTTTTCTTTTTAGCTAAAGTCTTTTTACGTCTTGATTCTAAAGACGGACCTTTGTCAATATAGTTTTTTAAAGAAACATGACTTAGTTTTCTGTTTGTTTCTTGCTCAATTAAACTAGAAGCTTCTCGTAAAGAACATTTTTGTTCTCTAATTAAAGTAAGATATTTATTTAAAACCTCAAGTTGTTTAGGTATGGGTTTAAAGTATCCTTCTATTTCACTTAGTTCATAACCAAATGGAATTGTTTTACTTTTCTTTTTTAGATACTCCGGAGGTATTGTCATTTCTTTTTCTTAATAGTTTTATTAAATCATCCCACTTATAAAGCTGTTTAGTTACATCATCCCAATACCATCCTTTGTTCATTATATAATCCACATAATAATAAATGCTGATATAAATCCTATACCACACATAATACCCCAGACTTGCATGTCTGTAAGTTCGTTAGTATTAATAAGACTATTTACTTTTTTTTCTAGTAGTTCTTTTAACATTTGTTTTTCTCTTTGTTGTTTGTTT